CGTTTAACAACCTAGAAAGGAGGCAAACATGGCTATACTCAAATCCGTGCTTGAAGAGTCTTTACTCTCTAAGTCCGAACAAGCAGCAATGCGTGTTCTAGCACGAGTATCAATGCTTAACGAAGGTCTAATTGTACTTCAGAAGCTTAGCCCATCTGGCAACGGTTCAAATCCGTCGGCAGGGGTGGTGACTAAGATTTCTGAATTCAAGAAATACCTTGATCAAGCAATCGATAACTCATTACTACAACATCGTCTACCTGTTAACGTTTCGACCATCGAGACGAAGTCTCAGTAGGCGCAGGTTAAAGGTAAACCATGAATCTCTCCTAACTAGGAGGTTTTCGGGAACCGACTAACCTAAGACTGCTACGTCAGTAGTCTGATAGAACTAAACTCCAAATGGCCCTTTGGCCAGAAAGGATAATAGTATGTACAACTCTCTTAACGAGAGGAGTATGCTATCGGGACTAACGCTGCGTCTTTCAGTATGTGGTATCCCCACTCATTCCATTAATCCCTTAGCGGGTTTATTGGTTAAGTGGTCAGAGAACAGTGGTGAAGAGTGGACTGTTAAGCGGTGCAAACTGCTCAAACAGTTACTTATCACTACCCATGCCGGTGATCCCATCGCCCATTCTTTAGCAAAGAATAGGAAAGGTGAGGTCAAGGGTGTGGTTGGCTACCTCATCCGTTATGGCTGTCAGTCAGAAAAGAACTTTTTTAAGGTTCTCTCTGCCTTTATGGCCTATACGAATTGGATCTCTGTCAGGTTGACAAAGATTCAGAGGAAAAAGTTCCTCGAAGCCGTCAATGCTCCCGTGGTAGAAATACCACGTGATCTAGTTCGTTCTTTGGTAAGAACGGTTAGATCTACTGTAGGTTGTAGGACTATTCATGAGAAACCTCAGCCTCTCCTAACCTGGGAAGGTTCGCCTAACAAGCGCGCCCCTACCTTGAAAGGATCGGTCCCGCAATCATCATATGCTCTCTACGAGCTTTTGCTTGTAGATAACGAGCAGACACTGGAACATATCAAACGGCATAGCACTATCTATGATAGTGTTTTTACCGGGATTGATTGGAAGAGTTTTGCTGACTCAACCCATCAAGATGATATAGACCATGGTCCGATGTTTGCTGGTGAGGTGCATTTCTTACAGGAGCCTGGATATAAGTTGAGAAGCATTGCTTCCCCTTATCGGCTGTTCCAAGTGGCATCTGAGCCACTTAAGAACGCTCTTAAGTCTTGTATTCAGCAACTCCCTTGGGATTGTACTCATGATCAAAGCCGTGCATTCCCTGTCATTCAGAAAGCTCTCTGTGCGCAGAAGATCGTCTACTCAGTAGATTTATCTAATGCAACGGATTACTTTCCGCTTGAGCTCCAGGAGATAGTCATTCAGACTATCTTTGGCAAAGACTGTCCTTATGTGACATTATTTCGTGAAGTTTCGCGAAGTAACTATCATTCAGACATTGGTGTTATTCGATGGAACAAAGGTCAACCCTTAGGGTTCAACCCGAGTTTCTTCTTATTTACACTAACTCATGGTCTCCTCCTCCGAACCCTTTTGGGTAAGGAATGGGACAATGAGTTCTTTGTTGTGGGCGACGATGTTGTCATTACTGATCGTATTTTATACGAAAGGTATATTTCAACACTGAAGCTCCTGGGATGCCCCTATTCACCTGAAAAGACCCTTGTATCCAATAAACTCTCAGAGTTTGCTGGAAAAGTTATTACTCAGAGTGACGTTTATCCACAGTTAAAGTGGAGAGACGTTTCTGATGATAACTTCCTGGATCTCGCTAGGTTAATAGGTCCGAGAATACGACGACTACTCACACCGAAGCAGAGAAGGGTTTTAGACGTGTTTTCACATGTTTCTAACCTTACTCATCCTTATGGTTTGAATTGGTCTTATCCGGGTTCTAACCTGGAAAAGATGATTCGCCAAGGGATGTTACTCTCCTTTGATGAGAGGGTCCTCGGTTCCCTAACGGGACTAAGCAGACGTATTAATAGTCAGCTTTATGCTGATTACCAACCGTATGCTCCGGACTATCTAAACGTTATCCGTAAGGAAGACGTGAAGTTAGTTGCCGAGACCTTCGACGAGAAGGTCTTATCGGTATTCTCTAAGCTAGGTTATAATCGCCTTGCAAGCGAGTATTTCCTAGAAGGCTTAAAGGACATACCTGAGACTCTGTTCGGTTCTTCGAACCGTCAGTTGCCTCTTGAAGCAAAGTTACCCTCACGGGTTTCTTTACTTGATCGGTTGTCTCGGTTCCTACAAAGGAAACCAAAACTGGAACGCAGTTAACGTCCCGAGTACCCC